TGTGTTACCAGACCTGTTTGAAATAGCTTTTAGACTTCATTATCCTATTGATTTTGTTGATAAAATAACAAAAGAACTATTTGCTAGAGGATTACTAGTCGAAAACTACGAGCCTGTTAGGATAGAGAAGAGAAGAGAAGAGAAAATAAGAGAAGATATATATGTCGTTAAAACGACCAATAGGTTTGAAGAATTTTGGGAAAGCTATCCTAATGTTCGGAAGGTAAATAAGAAAACTTGTTTAGAAAGATGGGCTAATAAAAACATTGACGCTATAGCAGATGAAGTGATAGGGTATGTAAAGAAAATGAAAGATACTCAATCATGGAAAGATGGATTTTCACCAGCTCCACTTACTTTACTTAACCAAGAAAGATGGAATGATGGTGAAGCTCCTAAACTACGTAACGCATGGGATAATGCTAAATGAAAATTGGAGAAGCGTTAGATAGATTAACAGTTAGTAAAGAAACTATTACTCAATATTTTAATAATGAATATGGTTCTAGTGAGTTCTTAGTAAAAGACAGTTCTGTGTTTGCAGATGATGTTGTTAAATACTTTTCAGAAGAAATATCATCTGGTAAGTCTTTAGGTTTTGTTAAGAGTGAACAAGATTTTAGAGTGAGACCATCTGAACTTACGGTTGTAACGGGGGTGAGTTCGCATGGAAAATCGCTATGGCTTTCACAAGTTGTATTAGCTCTTATGGGTCAGCAAACTAAATGTTTAATCGCAAGCCTAGAAATGCGGGCAGTACTAACTCTGTCTCGCATGGTGCAGCAAACATTAAAGTCTACAGACCCAACAGAGGATTACATAAGAAAATTTTGCACCCGTGCAGCTGAGAAATTGTGGATTTACGACCAGACAGGCAGCACTTCTACAGACGATATGATAGCTACGCTTTACTATGGTAAACATGTTTTAGGTGTAGAGGTATTTGTTATAGACAGTCTTATGAAAATGAGTGATATATCTGAAGATAATTACGAGAAGCAAAAATTGTTTATTGATAGACTTGCAACATCTTGTCGTGATTTAAACATACATATATTTTTAGTTGCACACACTCGTAAGATGGCAGATGAAACTATAGCACCAGATGCTACTCATATTTTAGGTAGCTCTCATATTCGCAATTTATGCGATAACATCTTATGTGTTTACAGATGCAAAAAGAAAGAACGTGATATTGAGAATGGTGAAAAAACTGCTGAGGAATTAAAAGGTGTTCCTGATTGTGTAGTATACTTACAAAAACAACGTAACTATCCTGTAGAAGGCAGTTGGGGATTTTATTTTGATAATAAAGGTTTGCGATATAAGGAGAGTCCACCAAGATGACCATAAATGAATTTATCAAGCAATGCAAAAAAGTATTCGGAGATGACATTCAATACAAAGCAACTTCTAAAGACGGACAAGTATTTAAAACGAAAGGATGGAGAGATGATAAAGTGGGCATTAACCAAAGACAACTTACCCCAGCTTATAGAGAAACTAAAAAGTCTTGACTTTACTAAACGCTGGCGTGTAACAGTAACAGACGCTAAACTTAATCGTAGTCTTGAACAGAACGAAAGGTTATGGGAGCTATACACAAGTTTAAGTAATCATTTAGGTATTGAGAAAGACCGTATACATGAATTGTGTGGCTTTAAATTCTTACGATACCAAACTGAAATAGCAGGTATGCCTGTAGAACTTATAAAGTCAACAACTAAACTAACCACAAGTGAGATGACAGAATACCAGCAACAAATAGAAGTATGGGGTCAGACTATGGGTTGGGGTTGGGATTATTAGTGAACTATAGAAACCCTAAGTTACTTAAACTAGCAGATGGAGCACCATGTATGATGTGTTCTATTCAAGACGGAACTGTAGTATCTGCACACTCTAATCAATTACGTGATGGCAAAGGAACAGGTATCAAGGGACATGATTATCGTATAGCGTTCCTATGTCACCAATGCCACCACATGATAGATAATGACAAGATGTTAGATAAATATGATAGAATAGCAGCATGGGAAGATGCACATAGAAAAACTATAGGTTGGCTATTTACTAACGGACATTTGGGGGTAAAATGAACAAAATAGAATTTGGCGATTGTAGAGAGATAATGAAGCGTTGGATTGATGAAGGTGTCAAAATTAACACTTGTATTACATCACCACCTTATTACGGATTAAGAGATTATGGAACTGCTACATGGGAAGGTGGAGATATAAATTGCGACCATAAAAATGCTAAGATGAAAAGTAGATATGATTATCCAATGCAAGAAGGAAGTAGGCACGCTAAAATTGCAGAAACAACAAAAGGAACTGATGGTGCTAGATGGCATGATGAATGTCCTGATTGTGGTGCTATTAAAATTGATAATCAAATAGGGCTTGAGCAATCTGTAGATGATTATGTAAATAATATGGTTGAAGTATTTAGGCTTGTTAAAGATATTTTATCTGATGATGGAACTTTATGGTTAAATTTAGGTGATACATATTCTGACACTAGATGGAGTAGTGGTGGTGGTCAAATTATGAATAAAAATAAAGATGAACATAGAAGTTTACAACATCAAAAAAACACAGGATTACCAAGTAAAAATTTAATTGGAATACCTTGGAAAGTTGCTTTTGCTTTGCAAGCTGATGGATGGATTTTAAGACAAGATATTATTTGGCAAAAACCTAATCCAATGCCTGAGTCAGTTCGTGATAGATGCACTAAGTCACATGAATATATATTCCTATTGTCTAAATCACCACAATATTATTTTGACCATGTTGCTATAAAAGAACAAGGTGTAACTCCAGCAGGAACTAAAGGTGCAAAAGGTAGCGTAGAAAGACAAAACCAATTTGGAGTAAATGCTAGACCACCTGAATACAAAATATATGATGGCATGAGAAACAAACGTGATGTATGGTCAGTAAATGTTAGACCTTACAAAGGAGCTCACTTTGCTACATACCCAACAGCTCTTATTGAACCATGTATATTAGCTGGTAGTCCTGAAAAAATATGTGTCAAATGTAATACTCCATATAAACGACAAATTAAAATTGAACGCAATTTAACTTTAGAAGAAGTAGAACAAATAAGAAATAACATTATTGAAACTAACAAAGAAAAGAAACCATACGCTATTATAGATAAAGAGTTTAGAAACCAAGTAATAGAATATAGAAATTTACCTAACCATGATGAGTTACGTGAATATTTACAATCTAATAGAAATTTAATTGGATTAACAATAGACGAAATAGAAACTGCATTTGGCACACAAGCACCACATCATTGGTTTGAAAAAGGTGGTAGTTATCCTGATAAAGAAGATTGGATTAAACTTAAACAAATGCTTTTATTAGATGATAAGTATGATAAACAAATGACTGAAATATTTTATAAGAGTGGTTTAAAGTGTGATAATAATTATTTAGATGAAGGTTTAGTAAAACAATGTAAATGTGATACTAATGAAACTAAATCTGGTATTGTGTTTGACCCATTTATGGGAAGTGGCACAACTGCACAAGTAGCTAAACAATTAGGTAGACAATACTTAGGTTGTGAGCTGAACAAAGAATATGAAAAGTTACAACAAGAAAGGATAAGTAATGGGTAAAGGTTCTGGAAGAAGACCATTGTTAATTTCTGAACAAGAAGCACAAGACAACTGGGACAAGATTTTCAAAAAGAAAACGAACAGTCCTGACGTATCACCACACGCTTATGAATACGAACTTAATAAGTCCACCGGTAATGTAGAGAAAAGATTTGTAGACGGAACATCTAAACCTAACGAAAGCCAATTTGATGGCAAGTAAATCACCTACGCAATTATCTTTAGAAAAGCTAAGGGAAGAGGGATGGTTTTGTTGGATTACTGAACACTACAATTACTACGCAAGGAAAAAACAAGATTTGTGGGGGTTTGTTGATATTATAGCTTTAAAGCCTGGGCAAGTATTAGGAGTTCAAACAACAACAGCAAGTAACATGTCAGCACGAATTAAAAAAATAGCTGACCATGAAAATGTAGGTAATGTTCGTGAGAGTGGAGTAATGCTGCACGTTCACGGATGGCATCAAGACGATAAGAAGAAATGGCATTGCAAAGTTAAGGATGTATCGTGAATACCAGAGATAAAATACTAGCTTACCTTACAGAGCCTAAAGCCATAAAAGATATTGCAGCAC